AGAATTATCCTTCTGTCTAATCAAAAAAGAATAAGTCTGTAAGCTGTTTTTCTTGCTTACAAACTTATTATACGAGGAGGGATGGCGGTGGATAGAAAAGCGATACAAAGAATTTTGGATTATATAGAAGACAATTTAAAAGCTGAAATATCAGTGGAAGAATTAAGTGACCTTGCAGGTTTTTCGCTATTTCACTTTTATCGTTTGTTTCAAAGTGCTGTCGGTATGCCGGTCATGCAGTACATTACTAGAAGAAGGCTATTACATGGAATTCATGAGATTAGCTTGGGGCATAAAAAAATAGATGTGGCATTATCTTATGGGTATGAAACTTACGCTGGATTCTATAAATCATTTGTTCGTGAAATCGGATATACACCGAAGGTCTACCTTAAAATGTATAAGGCAAAGAAGCCTTATCGAATTAATATTTTACAGGAGGAACATATCATAATGAGTCAGAAGAAAATTAGAGATATTTTAATAAATTGGGAATTGGAAAATGAAAAAATTGCAGATGTTGTTTACGGAGAAACTGGGGAAATAAGTGATAGTGCGAAATATGTTGGAGAGGATTATGTGATTAAATTCTCTGCAAACCTTGGAAGTATTAAGAAAACTATTGATATTTCACATGCTTTAGAATCAATCGGTCTGTTAGCGGCACAGACTATTCCTACAAAGGACGGTAAATATTACGTAGAAGATGCAGGTTTATATTATGTTCTAAGCAAAAGAATACAAGGCGAAAATATAAAAGTTGGCTCGGTGTATTTAGATGAATATTTAGAAAAGGCCAGATTTATTGGAGAGATAGTCGGTCAGCTGAGTCTTGCATTAGCAAAGATAGATGTTGTAGTGGATGATATGAATATTCTTAAAAATGTTTGTGAATGGGCAATTCCTGCACTTAATGAAAAGGTGGTTATTGATAAGAGTTTTTTAGAGTCTTACCAGCGTCGTTTTAGAGAATTATATGATGAACTACCAAAACAGATTATTCATAGAGATCCTAATCCAAGCAATATTATTACGAACGATGATAAGTGGGGATTTATTGATTTTGATTTGAGTGAGTGCAGTGTGAGAATTTATGATCCATGCTATGCAGCTTCCGCTATTTTATCAGAAAGCTTTGAATTAGATAATCCAGACAAGTTAAAAAAATGGATTGAGATTTTCAGAGAAATCATGTATGGGTACGATGCGGTTGCAAAACTTACTGAATCTGAGAAAGAAGCAATTCCATATGTTTTACTTGCAAATCAGTTCATAGCAACATCGTGGTTTGCTGATAAAGACAAGTATAAAGATATCTATGAAGTAAATGTAAGTATGACAGAATGGATGATTGATCACTTTGAAAACTTAAAAATTTAAATATTGACATACCTAACATACATTCGTATAATAATGGTGTGTTTGCTATACCAAAAAATCGGAAAAGCATATTATTATTAAAGTGATAAGAGAGGCTGAAACCCTTGTGGTTTCGGCCTTTTTCAATTATTACAGATTTTATTATGATATGTTAAATCATAAGACGGAGGAAAGGAGGGGCATTTGTGGGCAAATAGGGGCACTGCGTAGGTAATTGAAGGAAGAGAAACATTGTTTACAGGCACTTTAGAGAAATCTGAAGTGCTTTTCTTATGCTTATTTTTAGAAGGAGGAAGAAATGAACGAGGAAAATGTAATGACAACAAACGAAATGAATCGGGAAGAGAGAATGCCATTTTTTAGGATTCCGAAGGTGATTTTAACAGATGAAAAATATGTGGGCCTTTCTGAGGATGCAATGCTTTTATATGGAATTCTTTTGGATCGCAGGTCATTATCCGAAAGAAATGATTGGAGAGATAAGAAAGGGGATGTTTTTGTTTATTGTACTTTGGAAACGATTCAGATGACACTTAGGTGTGCACATCAAAAAGCAACGAAGCTACTTATGGAACTGGAAAAGGTAGGTCTAATAAGGAGAAAGAAGCAGGGACTGGGAAGGCCTGCGAAAATATATGTAGCAGATATTTCAGCATTATCCGCCTGATGTGGAACTACTGTCATAAGTACAAGTCTAGAACTGTCATTTTGACAGCCAAGGAGTATGAAAAACAGATTTACAAACCGCTGATTTTCATCAGTACGGAAGTATGAAATTCATCCGGTAATAAAAATAATATAAATAAACTTAATAGAATAATATCAATCCTATCCTATCCGGATGGGATGTGGATAAGAAGGAGAACACCATTATGGAATACAGATATAAGCAATTAAATTTTAGAGTAACAGATAGTGAATACGAGATTATTCAGAAGAAAATGAAGCTTTCCGGAATCAAGAAACCAACAGCGTACCTTAGGAAGATGGCAATGGATGGTTATGTTATACGACTGGATTTATCAGAACTTACAGAAATATTGAGACTTGCAAGAATCAATTCCAATAATCTAAATCAGGTAGCTAAGAGGGCCAATGAAACAGGTAATATTTATGAAACAGATATCAAGGAGCTTCAGGAAGAACAGTTAGAGATTAAGGAACTGCTTCGTGGAATTCTTGATGAATTGACAAAAATGAATCGATAGGAAGGAGATAAAATATGGCCGCAACAAGATTGATACCAATGCATCTACAGAAGGGTAGGTCTGTAGGTCAGTGTCTAAAGGACAGAACAGATTATGCAAAAAATGATTTGAAAACAGAAAACGGGGAGTTTGTATCTTCCTATGAGTGCAATCCAGATACTGTGGATCTGGAATTTGAACTTACAAAAAATCAATATGAAATAAATACCGGAAGAGGATTAAAGAAGGAAAAAGATGTGATAGCTTATCAGATTCGTCAGTCCTTTAAGCCTGGGGAGATTACACCTGAAGAGGCAAATAGAATAGGATATGAAACTGCTATGCGATGGACTAAGGGGAAGCATGCTTTTATCGTAGCTACGCATGTGGATAAAGCTCATATACATAATCATATTGTATATAATTCCACCAATATGGATGCAACACATAAGTATCAAAATTTCTTTTTGTCATCCTTGGCATTACGAAGATTGAGTGATTTGATCTGTTTGGAACATGGGATGTCTGTGATACCGGAAAAGAAACCGGGGCAGTGGCAGAAGAGAACAACATATTCTCGGAAGTCTAGTAGGCGTGATGATATCCGTGGGGTGATAGATTGGATTTTTGAAAATAAAAAACCAAAGGATATGGATGAATTTTTGAGGTTCATGGTAGAACATGGATTTGAAATAAAAAGAGGAAAATATATTTCAGTAAAGGCGGAAGGTCAGAAAAATTACCTTAGACTTCGTTCACTTGGAAATGGATATGCGGACGATGATATAGTAAAACGAATTGCAGGAGAGCTTGTTGTAGATACTGGAGCTAGTAAGGTTTCTGATGATGTATCAGACAGTGTTGCATTAAGTGATTCAGAAAAGAAACTGGATTTGGTTTTGGATATTCAGAATATTATTGCAAAGCAAAAGGGTCCTGGTTATGAAAGATGGGCCAAGGTTCATAATGTGAAAGCTATATCAAAAACATTATTGTATCTTTGCGAGCATGGCTTAAAAAATTTTGATGACCTGTCAGCTAAGGCTACTGAAGCAAGGGACAGGTTTTCCTATATCTCATCTAGGCAGAAGGAAATTGAAACGAGAATGGCTGAGATAAAGTCGTTACGCCAGCATATTTTTAATTATTCGAAGTCACAAGATGTTTTTATTCAGTATAAGGCCAGCGGTTACAGTAAGGAATTTTTTGAAGCGCATAGGGATGTGTTATTGCTAAGGAGTGCAGCTAAAGAAGCATTCAAAAAAATGGACGGAAAGCTTCCGACCGTAAAGGCTCTGGATGAAGAATTTCAGAAATTACTTCAGGAGAAGAAGGAACTTTATGTAGAATATAAGCCAGCGAAGGAAAGGATGCAGGAACTGTTAATGGCAAAACAGAATGTGGAAAGATTTTTAAATCTACAGGAAATGCAGGAGCAGGATTATCAGAAAAAGAAGAATAATCCAAGTTTATAAATATGTAGTTTATGAAAAATATTATAACTGCTCCGAGCCTGTGGCGAGGTTTCAGGGGTTTGGGGAGACTTCTCCCCGACAAGCGTTTTTGATATTCGCTAGCGAATATCATTGCTTGCAATCTTTTGTTTTAGACTTAATGAGAATAGTGAGTTTTATAAAAATGAATATAGTAAATGTATAAGAGACCTGGTTGGTACCTGCGTGGATGCAGATATTACTAGGTCTTTTTGTATGCAAAGAATGGAGGATTTTATGGTAGGAAGTAGAGTATTTGTAGTAAAAGAAAGAGATGAATGGAGCAATTTTGCAGAGTTTGTAGGTGCTATGGTGGCAAAGTATGCGGATAAAATGGATTTTGAATCATTGCCGGATCCGGATTTGTATTTGTTAAAAAGAGATATGCTGGATTGGTATAAAGCATATAATAGGGCGCGACAGAAAAAAGTATATTTTGATGTTGAATATGTTAAGCATGCATGATAATCTATATTCATATAAATGAATATCATATAAATGAATGCACAATGTGAGGAAATGAGTATGACTATAAGTGAAAGAATTATAAAAGTATTAAAAGAAAGAAATATGACACAGGCAGAATTTGCAAAGCAGGTCGGTATTGCTACCAGTACGATTAGTGAGTGGAAGAAGAAAAAGACTAATCCAACGGTAGAAAAGATTATGGATATCTGCAATGTTTTGCAGATTACTCCGGAGCAGCTTCTTACTGGTAAGGGAATAGAAGATGAGGATGAGATTGCTACTGCAATGCCAGAGAGTAGATTTACACCTCAGGATATTCGCATAGTTGAAGATTATCATGGACTTAAGGAAGAACAGCAGAAGCGACTTTTAGCTTATATGGAAGCTCTAAAGAAGATTGAGAGTCTTGAGGAGATGTAAACGTGAAGTCGCAATTTGCAACTTCACGGATGCAGAGTAAATTTGCGAAAGAATATTGCGAACATAAATAATGTAAAAGTTTTAAATACTTTATTTTTGAGGTCACAAATTGTGACTTCAAACGGAAATTACTTATAGTATGAAAAGAGGATTTATGGAAGATACCACAGAATTAAAAATTGTAGAATCTATTAGAGACCATGTGTATATGCTTCGAGGAGAGCAGGTGATGATAGTGACTTAGCAGATATTTATGGTTATGAGCTAAAGGCTATGAATCAGCAGGTAAGAAGAAACATTGATAGATTTCCAGAAGATTTTATGTTTCAAATGACAAGGGATGAAGTTGATTTGGTGAAGTCACAATTTGTGACTTCACGAGAAAATACATTTTTTTCTGGGCAAGGAGGAGGCCGTAGAAAATTACCATATGCATTTACAGAGCAGGGCATATATATGTTGGCTACGGTTTTAAAAGGGGAATTAGCTACCAAGCAAAGCATTTTTATTATGCGTGCTTTTAAGGAGATGCGTCATTTTATTGCTAATAACGCGCTTATGTTTGAAAAGATTAATTCTATAGAGCTGAAGCAATTGGAATACCAAAAGGATGCAGATGAGAAGTTTGGTAGAATCTTTGAGTATATGGCAAATCATGAGGAAGATAATCAGAAGATTTTTTATGATGGACAGATTTTTGATGCCTTCAGTTTTCTTGCAGATATTATCGGACATGCAAAGAAGGAAATTATTCTAATTGATGGATATATTGATGTGATTACATTAAATATCCTTGCCAAGAAAAATGCAGGTGTTAATGTTTTTGCATATACACTTCCAAGTACAAGGATTACTGCACAAGATATAAATAATTTCAATGCCCAGTATCCTATGTTAACGGTTAAGAAGACTATAGCCTTTCATGACCGTTTTTTGATTATTGATGGTGTGGAAGGCTATCATATCGGGGCTTCTTTGAAGGACGCAGGAAAGAAGTGTTTTGGCATGAATAAGATAGAGGGTACTAATGTTGTTAAGGATATTATGAAGAAAGCACAGCAGACAGGTACATAATTGAAAGGATTGAGATAGTTGAGTAAAGAAAAAACAAAAGTTTATTTATATACCCGTGTATCCACATCTATGCAGATAGATGGATATTCCCTGGATGCACAGAAATCACGAATGAAAGCATTTTGTGAGTTTAATGATTATGAGATTGTAGGTGAATATGAGGATGCCGGTAAGTCCGGAAAGTCTGTAGAGGGTCGTGTGGCTTTCAAGAGTATGATGGAAGATATCAAGACTGGTAAGGATGATGTGTCTTTTGTTCTCGTTTTTAAGCTTTCGAGATTTGGTCGTAATGCTGCGGATGTATTAAATTCACTGCAGACAATGCAGGATTATGGAGTGAATCTTATCTGTGTTGAGGATGGTATTGATTCATCAAAGGAAGCCGGAAGACTTATGATTTCTGTATTATCCGCTGTGGCTGAAATTGAGCGTGAAAATATCCGTGTGCAAACAATGGAAGGCCGTATGCAGAAGGCTAGAGAGGGAAGATGGAATGGTGGATTTGCGCCATATGGCTATTCGCTGGAGGATGGTAAGCTTGTCATAAATGAGGAAGAAGCTGTTGCAATCAGAATGATATATGAGCAGTATATCAATACAGACTTAGGTGCTAATGGTATAGCTAAATATTTAGAAAATCATGGAATACATAAAATTGCCAGACAGAACGGCAAGAATCCTCTATTTGATGCTTCTTTAATACGAAAAATTATTCAGAATCCGGTATATTGCGGTAAGATTGCCTACGGCCGCAGAAGAACAGAAAAAGTTCATGGAAGCAGAAATGATTATCGACAGGTGTATAAGGATGATTATCTGCTTGTGGATGGCATTCATGAGGCTCTGATTCCTGAAGATATTTGGGAACAGGCACAAATAAAAGTGGCTGCGCAGGCAAAGAAATATGAGAAAGTGAATTTGCCAAATGGTCAGAAGATTCATTTACTTTCCGGATTGTTGAAATGTCCTGTGTGCGGTGCCAGCATGTATGGTAATAAATCCATTAAAAGCAGAAAAGATGGAACCCGCTATAATGGTTATTTCTATTATGGCTGTAAACACCGCAATATGACCAGAGGACATAAATGTGATTATAAGAAGCAGATCTCAGAGGATAAGCTTGATAAAGCGGTTATAGAGGTTCTTAGTAAACTTGTAAGTAACAAAAAGTTCGCAGGGCTTATACGTTCCAAGATAGATATGGAAGTGGACACGACAGCACTTGATCAGGAAATAGCTGCTTTAGAAAAAGACCTACGCCAGTGTTATCTTAACAAAGATGCTATTCTTGCTGACCTTGATAATTTGGATTATGAAGATAAACATTATGGGCGAAGAAAAACAGACCTAGAAAATAGGCTTAGCAGGGTTTATGATAAAATCGAAGAGGCAGAAAATGTCTTGGTAGAAGCAAAAGCTAAGAAGCGTTCTATTATGGCAGACAAGGTATGTGGCGATAATATATATGACACGCTTATTTATTTTCACAAGATGAATGCAGTCATGGAAGAAGCGGACCGACGAGAGTTTCTTACGCATCTTATAGAGATGGTGGAAATATACGAAGAAGAGCAGCCTAACGGCCAGTGGCTTAAGTCCATTACTTTTAAGCTTCCTATCATTCCACATGATATGGAAATTTGTTTGGACAATGGTTCACATGTGGAGACAGTCTGCCTTCTGTCGAGAAAAGCCTAATAAATCAAAGGATTTCGCCATTTTGGAAATAAAATAGATGTGTGTTTCTGTTTCCGTAGAGTGATGATATAACCGGATGTTTACCCCAGGGGATAGGCTTTTAGAAATGGGAGATATACATTTTGGCGAAAGGATACTTTTTCGAAAAAGAAATGAAGGACAGATTAATAAAATTATTTGGTAATGTAGCATAGGAGGAAATAGAGTGACTACTGAGTTATTGGAGATAATGAGAACTGATATAAAACGATGCGAAGATGCTCAAGCATCAAGCAATGGTACGCATAGTTTATATCAGGCACTAATTGCAAAATACAACGGTATATTTGAAGATTTTGGGAAGGATATACCGACATCAGGGAAAGCATGTGCTGTTGGTAGTGCGCTGAATTACAGACCAGAATTAAATGCTATCAAAGAAAAATTAGAATTGATTATTGCGACAGATAAAGAAAAAGATCCTTTATTTGATTTTAAATCTATGTATGAAGAAGATTTGGAATCTTTAAAACAAGCTATATCCGATTCTGCAAATGAGGTGACACCTGAAATCGCTAAACAGCAATTGTATAAAGATGTAACTGCAAAGTATGAAGCATATGTTCCAAAGCTTAATGCAGGATTATATGGATATGAGGAAGTGATTGGAATTTATGATGAAGTGGCCGGAAAAGAACTGTTTTATGACTTAAGACAAATTTATAATAAAATGCTGACTTTTAAAGCATTGGGATATCCGGCACTTATGGAAACAATTCCTCAGAGCGTTCCAATGGTACAGATAACAAATACAAATGAAAACAAAGTTGATATTAATATTTCCTTTAGTGATGTAAGAAAAGAAATTGAGAATATGTCGGCGTTGCCAGATACCGAAATAGAGGAGATTTTGGATAAAATTAACGAATTAGAAAAAATCGTTAAATCTCCAGACCGCAAATCAAAAAAGTGGGAAAATGCAAAAGGAATTGTTAAATGGATTGCTGATAAAGGTGTTGATGTAGGAATTGCATTGTTGCCGTTGTTATTGCAGATTAAGTAGATATACATAGAAACGTAGCGTGAGGAATGTTGTAAAATGGGGATAAAACTATTACCCCACTTTGAAAACCCATTGCATACTTTCGCTATGCAGTATAAAATCAAAGTTCAAGGGAATATTGAGACTGTTTGTCTGCTTTCGAGGAAACCTTGATTTTCTGCGGTTTGTGGGATAATAAAGAAAGATAATGGACGTGTGTTTTCTGGTCTTTTGAATGAAACATTTGAATATTGAAACAGTGGGGTGGTTTGAAACCTTGCTGAATAATAGGCTTTTGCTAAAAGGTATTACTTTTGCGAAAATGTATGATACCTTCTGGCAGAAGCCTTTTTATATAAAGATAACTTGACTTCTAAATCTTACGGGTGTAATATTCAAGAGAGTATATTGTATTGTTGGAGAAAATTTTTTTACCCAAAAATCTTACAAATGTAATAATTAAAGTGCTGTACATTGAAAATCAGGATATTACCATATTAGAAAAAAGAACGGAGGTCTATATGAAAGAAAAAAGGAGAGGCATGGGAATGAGACTATGCATGATACAAATACTTCTGAGTTATACCATTTCGGGGTGCAGTGATATGCCCCCGGAAGAAATACAGGTTGATGATCCCTTCATTGAGGTTCAGGAGGCAACAGAAAATTCTCAGGAGAATGCGGAAGAAATTATAGAAATCTGTGTGGATCTTTATAAAGAAGCAGCAGAACAAAATAAGATAGCTGATTTGGAAATGATTCGAAGTATTGTTAATCGCCTTGGAGAAAATGGATATCCGGCTGTTGACAGCAGAAATCAAATTAACATGACGGAACCAGAGAAGGTAGTGGAATTCTGCGAAAAGGTGGATGCACAGGAGGAAGCAGAAATAACGATTCTTGAAGTCAGCTATTTGGGCGGATTTGTAAAATACGATTTGCACACAAAAGACGGAAATGTAGATGTGGTCAGAAGCTATTACAAGTATGAAAATGGAAATATGAAAAGAGAGGTTATAGGAAACTATCAAGCGGAGTATTGGAATTATACAGAAGAAGGTTACCTGATGTTTTCCGGTGTCTGGTTTTCAGAAGAATTGTATGTTCTTACGTTGAGTGGGGCAGAGGAGCATACCGCATTACGAGTACAGCCATTGGATGAAACATATAGGGTGTTGAGTCGGAAATACCTCCGCCCAATCAGCTTTGAACAGAATAATATGTTCATTGTAGATTGGAGCGAGGATGATTTTGGAGATTTGAATTTCTATGATATGTATGACATTCTTTATCCAAAAGTAAACGGTCAGTATGTTCCTTATGTTGCTGATGACAACTTATCAGTCAGTGCAGTTTATCAGATTCCAAAAGAGGAATTCGAAAGTGTTATTATGAAATATTTCAATATCGATAGCGAAACGCTACAATCCAAAACGGTCTATGATTCGGTGGATTCGACTTATGAATATAAGCCGAGAGGTTTCGAAGAAGTAGAATACCCGGAATATCCATATTCAGAGATAGTCGGTTTTACAGAAAACAGCGATGGGACAATTACACTTACAGCTAATGTAGTATTCCCTTATGCAGGTGATTCCAAGGTATATGCTCATGAGGTTGTGGTCCGCCCGTTAGAGGACGGAGGAGTACAATATGTATCTAACCGAATTATACCATCTGAAAACAACTACAGAGAAACTTGGCATACGCCACGGTTGACGTTAGAAGAATGGGAAGAATTGTACGGAGGCGAATAATGGAAGATGTGAAATGGCTGCTTAGAAGATGTGGACTTCCGATTTTGCTGCTGTTGTTTTTCGTGATAGCAGGAGTGTTCTGTTGGGGAAAACAGCATGCAGAAAAGCAAAAGATGGCAGAAGAAGTATGGGAGCCACCTGTAGAAATCGAAAATAGCGAAGCAGAAACAGAAGAAGCCGAGAATGCGGAAACTTCTACAGAGTCAGCATATTGGTTCATTCCGCAAGCCAGCGATGACCTCCTTTCAGAAGAGGAGAAGGAGCAGTTGCAGAGTACGGTTTTGTCAGCAGCAGAATCGGTCAGAGAAATCTATAAGGATATTGTAATTGCAGATGCACCAAGCTACTCTTCCGGTATTAACGAATTTACCAACGAGCAGAGGAAAGCCGTGGTGGAACAATTGGGCAGAAGCGGTTTAGTAAGTGTTGAAGAAGATAATGCTATGCAAAATCATGAAGCAATTGAAGCGTTTTACGCAGATTACTTGAATGGACAGGACTCGATGGTTACGGTATTTGAAGTGCATAGAGATGGACTGATTGGAGCAGTTACTTTTATTTACCGGAAAGGTGAGTTGCAGACTTATTATATAGGCGTTCGTTGGAAGGAAGGTGGAGTGCCTGAAATACAGGGAACTTCGGTAAGTAATGTGGCTGAAATTAAACTTACTGAAAAAGGGTATTTTATCTACGCATATGAATATGTGATTGCACATGCAAGTTTGAGACAGTATTGGAGAATAGAACCGCTTCCAGAAGACTGCCAGGAACTGACGGAGACAGACTGATGACAGAAAAAATAAAGGAGCAGATACTTGCTGTCAGGGCTACGGGGCGAACCAATATGTTTGACACGAATATGGTTCAGGTAATTGCAAAAGAGATGAAGTTTTATGAACTTGTGGTTTTTATTGAGGAACACAAGGGAGATTATGCAAAATTTATACTAACAGGCGAGTGTTAAATTTATACAGTAAAGGATTCCTACGGGAGTCCTTTTTTGATGCCATGAAACGGAGGTGAGGACAGTGGCACAGAGAGGACGTAAGCCAAAGCCAACGGCAGTAAAGGTGTTGGAGGGCAATCCGGGCAAGAGAAGCCTTAATACGGCCGAACCGAAGCCTGAAAAGAAAGCACCACGCTGTCCGTCATGGCTTGAGGATGAAGCGAAAAAAGAATGGAAGAGGATGAGCAAGCAACTGGAGCAGTTGGGGATTCTCACGGAGATTGATATGGCTGCCTTTGCCGGATACTGTCAGGCATATGCGAGGTGGAAAGAAGCAGAGGAATTTATCACGCAGCATGGAACGATTGTGAAGACTCCTAGTGGCTACTGGCAGCAGGTGCCACAGGTATCCATTGCACAGACCTATCTTAAGATTATGAATAAATTTTGTGAGCAGTTCGGACTTACTCCTTCTGCGAGAAGCAGAATTGTTGCAGATACAGCTGAGGACAAAGAAAGTGATGCGATGGAACTTCTCTTGATTAAGGGAGGTGGCAGATAATGTATGATGTGACAAAAGCGGATCATGCGGTCAGCTTTATCAATTGTCTGAAGCACACCAAAGGAAAATGGAGGGGAGTTCCGTTTGAACATCTCTCCTGGCAGGATGAGATTATCCGCACACTATTCGGTACGGTTAAGGAAAATGGCTACAGGCAGTACAATACCTGCTACTGTGAGATTCCGAAGAAAAATGGAAAGTCGGAACTGGCGGCTGCCATTGCATTATATATGACCTGCGGTGACGGGGAATGGGGAGCAGAAGTGTATGGCTGTGCTTCCGACCGCCAACAGGCATCTATTGTATTTGATGTGGCTGTGGATATGGTGGATCAGTGTCCTGCTTTGAAAAAGAGAATTAAACCAGTGATGTCGGTTAAGAGGCTTGTGTATAAACCGACCAACAGCTTCTATCAGGTGTTATCAGCTGAAGCATATACCAAGCATGGTCTGAACGTACACGCTGTTATTTTTGATGAACTTCATGCACAGCCGAACAGAGAACTTTTTGACGTTATGACAAAGGGCTCAGGTGATGCCAGAACACAGCCTTTATATTTTCTGATTACTACAGCCGGAACAGACAGAAATTCGATTTGCTTTGAACAGCACCAAAAAGCTGTTGACATTATAGAGGGCAGAAAAATTGACCCGACATTCTATCCCGTGATTTATGGTGCATCCGATGAGGATGACTGGACGAGCGAAGCCACATGGTATAAAGCAAATCCTTCCCTTGGAAAAACCATCGATATTGAAAAGGTTCGAAATGCTTACATCAGTGCAAGGGAAAATGCAGCAGAAGAAAATATCTTCCGGCAGCTTCGATTAAACCAATGGGTAAAACAGTCCACTCGTTGGATGCAGATGGATAAATGGGATGCGTGTGCATTCCCTGTAAATGAGGAGGAACTTATCGGAAGAACCTGCTATGGCGGTTTAGACCTTTCGAGTACATCGGATATCACTGCATTTGTACTTGTATTTCCACCAAGAAATGATGAAGAAAAATACATCATTTTACCATATTGCTGGATACCGGAAGATAACATGAGACTCCGTGTCAGAAGGGATCATGTTCCCTATGATGTGTGGGCAGCAGAAGGGTGTCTTGAAACTACAGAAGGAAATGTCATTCATTATGGTTTTATAGAGAAATTTATAGAGGAACTTGGAACGAAGTACCATATAAAAGAAATTGCATTTGACCGTTGGGGTGCAACGCAGATGGTGCAGGATTTGGAAGGTATGGGATTTACTGTTGTTCCTTTCGGGCAGGGGTATAAGGATATGAGTCCGCCAACGAAGGAACTTATGAAGCTGACACTTGAGGAGCGAATTGCCCACGGTGGGCATAAGGTTCTCCGTTGGATGATGGACAACGTGTATGTCAGACAAGACCCTGCCGGAAATATCAAAATGGATAAAGAAAAATCCACAGAGAAAATTGATGCTGCAGTAGCAACCGTCATGGCACTTGACCGTGCAATCCGTAATCAGGGTAGCGAGGGAAGTGTATATGATGGCAGGGGAATTCTTGTTTTTTAAGAAAGAAAACCTCTCCGGCAGATGGAGAGGTTTGAAGGATCATGGTTGTGTTTATGTATCGGAATAAGAACTGCATTTTTCTTCCAACATTTTGAAATTACAGCATCTTGTAGCAAGGGAAGAATCCGGCTTGGCAATGCATTTCTGATATAATTTCATGGCTTTGTTTTGCAGAGTGTCTTGAACATTGTCAATTAGAGCTTTTTCTTTCTGGAGCAGGTAGACATAGTCTGTTTTTTCTTTTTCATTACTGAAAGAACGGAAGCTTTCTACCTGATTATATTTTAACTGTGTAAGACAGTTAGCAGGAACCGGAATCATATTATTGATATTTAATACCGCATAAAGATATCCGGTGGATTCATCCTGGAGTTTGTGGAAATCTAGACTGTTGGACATCTTCTGATGTTTTGGTTTTGCAGAGGAAATAGGGACATAGTAGTGGAAATCTCCGATAGTAAGAAGAATTCCCACATGGAGTTTCAAACGTTCCCCATATTCCACATATCCGACACGGGAATCAAACTGTGTCAGGTAATTGATGTATTTTTTATCGACAACGTACCAATCCATAAAGCCTCCTGAAAAGTAAAAAAGCGGGTGGATTACTCCACCCACTGCTGTTAACCGATTGTTTTAATTGGACAATCTAACCGCTTTTAAACGAGCATTTTAACTGGACGCTCTAACCGCTGCACAGATATTTCTATCTGTGTTTTTATTATATGCAATTTACAGCAAAAAATCAATGCCTTTAATTGCTAAATTTTTATGAACTGTTTTCGATGTTTATAGATTCGATTTTATCACAGGCAGATACAAAAAGAAAGAGAGGGATAGCAGATGGGAATAAAAAGTTTGTTTGGTTTCGGTCAGGTGAGGGATAAGCCTGTACGGAATTACAGCAATGGTGAGTATACATTCAATTTCGGACGAAGCACCAGCGGAAAGAGTGTCAATGAAATGACTGCTATGCAGACCACGGCAGTTTACGCATGTGTGAGGATTTTGTCAGAGGCGGTTGCATCGCTTCCAATTCATGTATACAGATACAAAGACGGTGGGAAGGAAATGGTTTGCGACCATCCGCTTTATACGCTGCTCCATGATGAGCCAAACCCGGAGATGACTTCATTTGTGTTCAGGGAAACGCTGATGAGTCATCTTTTAATTTGGGGAAATGCGTATGCACAAATCATACGAAATGGGAAAGGCGAGGTGCTTTCTCTGTATCCGCTTCTTCCAAACAAGATGAGTGTGGAGAGGGACAGTAATGGAGTGCTGTATTATGTGTATTCCCGTTATACAGATGAGAATCCCAACATGAAAAAGATGGGAGATATCATCTTAAGGCAGGAGGATGTGCTTCATATTCCCGGACTTGGATTTGATGGTCTTATCGGTTACTCACCTATTGCAATGGCAAGGAATGCTGTAGGTATGACAATGGCCTGTGAGGAATACGGTGCCAGCTTTTTTGCTAATGGTGCAAATCCCGGTGGTGTGTTGGAGCATCCGGGTGTGTTGAAAGACCCGGCAAAGGTAAGAGATTCTTGGAATGCAGTGTATCGTGGAACGACCAATGCCCACAAGATTGCCGTACTTGAGGAAGGGATGAAATATCAGCAGATAGGTATCCCACCGGAGGAGGCGCAGTTCCTGGAAACAAGAAAGTTTCAGATTAACGAAATCGCAAGGTTGTTTCGGATACCGCCACATATGGTCGGTGATTTGGAAAAGAGCAGTTTTTCTAATATTGAGCAGCAGTCCTTGGAGTTTGTGAAATACACACTTGACCCGTGGGTAATCCGATGGGAACAGGCACTTAAAAAATCCCTTTTTCTGCCGGAAGAGAAAAAAGAGTTTTTTATAAAGCTGAATGTGGACGGTCTGCTTCGTGGAGATTATCAGAGTCGAATGAATGGTTACGCCATCGGCAGACAGAATGGTTGGCTGTCGACCAACGATATCCGTGAAATGGAAGATATGAATCCATTACCGGAAGAGGAAGGTGGCAATCTGTATCTTGTGAACGGTGCGATGACGATGCTGAAGGATGCAGGAGCATTTGCCAAAGAGGGAACGGAAAGCACGTCAGAGGAAACCGAACCGCAGCAACCACCAGACAATAGAAACAGAGGAGGTCTACGATGAAACGAAAGTTTTGGAACTGGGTCAGAAATGAGGGGGAAAGAACTCTCTTTTTAAATGGAGAAATCTCAGATGAAACATGGTATGGGGATGAGGTTACTCCTAAGTTATTTAAAGACGAACTGTTATCCGGCGAAGGGGACATTACCGTATGGATAAACAGTCCGGGCGGAGATGTGTTTGCAGCTGCCCAAATCTACAACATGCTGATGGACTATAAAGGCAACGTGACTGTGAAGATTGACGGTCTTGCTGCTTCGGCAGCCTCCGTGATTGCGATGGCAGGAACAAAGGTGCTGATGAGTCCGGTGGCAATGATGATGATTCACAACCCGGCTACGATAGCCATTGGAGATACAGCAGAGATGAAAAAGGCAATTGAGATGCTTGATGAAGTCAAGCAATCCATTATGAATGCCTATGAAATCAAAACCGGATTGAACCGCACGAAAATCTCACATCTGATGGATGCATAGTCCTGGTTCAATGCAAAGAAAGCTGTGGAACTTGGGTTTGCGGATGAAGTCCTCTTTGATAAGGGAAAAGAGGAAAATCCGGAAGAAAAGGAAGAAGAAAAGGAAGAGGAATTGGAAGCCATCCTGTTTTCAAGGTCGGCTGTTACCAATTCCTTTTTTAATAAGCTGATTCCCGGAAAGCCGGAGAAAAAGGTAAACATTAGCGAGCTTGAAAAGAGGCTCAGTCTGTTAAAGCCATAAGGAGGGCAATGAATATGAGTACAGTATTGGAATTAATGGAAAAGAGAAAGAAAGCATGGGAAACTGCCAAGGCATTTTTGGATTCCAGAAGGGGCAGTGATGGTCTGATTTCTGCAGAGGGCAATGCGACTTACGAAAGAATGGAAGCGGATGTGGTGGCACTCGGTAAGGAAATCGAGAGATTGCAGAGACAGGCTGCCATTGATGTGGAACTGGCAAAGGCTACTTCCGAACCAATCAAGGATAAGCCGGGCATGAAGCCGGGGGATAAGGGGAGCGGACGTGCATCTGCAGAATACCAGACCGCATTCTGGAATGCGATGCGTAAGAAGAATTATTACGATGTCAACAACGCTCTTTCCATCGGGGAAGATGCCGAGGGCGGTTATCTGGTGCCAGATGAGTTTGAAAGAAAATTAGTGGAAGGACTGGAAGAGGAGAGTTTCTTCAGAAACCTTGCTACTGTGATTAGGACTTCTAGTGGTGACCGCAAGATTCCGATTGTCACAGGCAAAGGCGAGGCGGCATGGATTGACGAGAACGGACAGTTCCCTGAATCTGATGACAGCTTTGGTCAGACATCCATCGGAGCATATAAACTTGCTACCATGATTAAAGTATCAGATGAACTTTTAAATGATAGTGTATTTGACGTTCAGGCATATATCGTGAAAGAGTTTGCAAGACGTATCTCCACAAAGGAAGAGGAAGCATTCTTTGTTGGTGATGGTGCCGGAAAACCTGTCGGTATTTTCAATGCCACCGGAGGTGGAGAAGTTGGTGTAACAACTACGACTGCTAACATCACATTTGATGATGTCATGGATCTGTTCTATTCCTTAAAGGCTCCTTACCGTAAGAATGCGAAATGGATTTTGAACGATTCCACAGTTAAGGCACTCCGTAAGTTAAAGGATTCCAATGGAAATTATATCTGGCAGCCTTCTGTATCTGTAGGTGTACCGGATATGATTTTGAACCGTCCTTATTACACTTCCACATTTGCACCGGAAGTGGCAGCAGGAGCTACACCTCTTGCATTTGGTGATTTTTCATATTATTGGATTGCAGACCGTGAGGGCAGAAGTTTCAAGCGTCTGAATGAACTTTATGCAACCACAGGACAGGTAGGTTTCCTTGCAAGCCAGAGAGTGGATGGAAAGCTGATTCTTCCTGAAGCTGTGAAACTGCTTAGTATGAAGTCTGCGTAAGATAGGGGGATGAGGGTATGCTTGTGACCGTGGATGAAGCAAAATTATATCTGCGTTTGGATGGCACGGAAGAGGATGCCCTCATTCAGACGCTTTTGGAGACAGCAGAAAGTTTGTGTCAGGATATTGTAAGAACGGATTTTGATGAAATGGAAGAAGTGCAGCAGATTGTAAAGGTCGGAATCTGCTATGGTGTATCCTATCTATATGAAAACAGGGAAAAGGCAGACTTTGACGAGTTGACAAGGATGCTGAAATTCCTACTTTACAGTGTGCGGAAGGAGGAATTCTGATGCAGGTCGGAAGGATGAGATACCGCATATAAATACAGGATTATGAGATACCGCATAGAAATACAGGATTATAAAAGTACACAGGATGCAGACGGGTTTGAAACAAGGGAGTGGATGACAGTCCATACGATATGGGCAGACATCGCTCCCGTTTCTGGTAAAGAGTATATGGCTTCCAACAAAGAGACTGCAGAAATCACAAATAAAATATACATCCGATTTCGTTCAGGCATTAAATCTACCATGAGAATAAAACACGGGGACAGGATTTTTGAAATTGAGTCCGTGCTTGGAGATAAGCGGAGCGGAATGCTTACCATTATGGCGAGGGAGGTGGCGTGATGGCAAAGATGACATTCAAACTGCCGGAAGAAACCATACGAAAGATGGAAGCACTGGGCAGCCATTATGATGCAGTCACAAGTGCGGTATTGGAAGAAGGGGTAAAGCCATTGTACGATGCTGCGAAACAGAGCCTTTCTTCCGTTATTGGTCAGGGGACAAAAGAACCATCGGAATCAACAGGTGATTTGCTTGAGTCTCTGTCTGTTACGAAACCTTACCAGTCTGAAGATGGGAATTGGAACATAAAGGTGGGCTGTATCGGTTATGACAGAAAAGGAGTACCCAACCCACTGAAAGCTGCTGTTTTGGAACATGGTCGTTCTAATCAGCCAGCCAAGCCGTGGGCGAAGCCGGCCGGCAGAAAGGCGAAGAAGGAATGCATCAAAAAGATGCAGGAAGCATTGGATTCGGAGGTGGAGAAATTATGAGTCTGAACAGCCGAATCATAAAGGCATTAGAACCTATGAAACTGAAAGTGACAGTTTCGGAGCATTCGGTTAATGATGAGGAAGGAAAACCTCAACAGCCGGATGCTTTTTTGGTAATCATACCCGGAATGGATGATTTCCCTGTATGTGCAGATGACCGACCAATCGTGGAGACAGAGGAAGTTGAACTGGCACTTTACTGCAAAGGAAATTATCTGAAGATGAGGGATGAGATTACCACAAGACTTCTGGATGCAGACATTACGATTACATCCAGAAAATATATGGAGTTTGAAAAAGAAACAAAATACCACCATTACATTTTTGAAGTAATGGGAATAAGCGAATAGGAAGGAGGATTTGCCAATGGCAACCATCGGTCTTGATAAATTATTTTATGCGCCTATTACAGAGGATGAAAATGAAGAGGAAACCTATGGCACTCCGGTGCAGCTTGCAAAAGCGATTTCTGTGGAGTTGTCTGTAGAACTTGCAGAAGCAGTGCTGTATGCGGATGACGGGATTGCACAGATCATCAAGGAATTCAATTCCGGTACACTGACTCTTGGTGTGGATGACATCGGACTTTCCGCAGCATCAGAACTGACAGGGGCAGAGATTGACAGCAATGGTGTATTGGTTTCCACATCGGAGGATGATGGCAAACCTGTAGCAGTCGGCTTCAGGGCAAAGAAAGCAAACGGAAAGTACCGTTATTTCTGGTTATATCGTGTGAAGTTTGCAGTTCCGGCTACCAATCTGGAAACAAAGGGGGAATCCATCAACTTCCAGACACCAAGCATTGAGGGAACGGTAATGCGTAGAAATAAGGTGGACGGAAAGGGCAGACATCCGTGGAAAGCGGAAGTCAGTGAGGATGATTCCGGTGTAAACACAACAACTATCGGAAACTGGTATAAAGAGGTTTACGAGCCTGCTTATACAACCGAAGCATCAAATGTATCGGAAGAGGATGCACCTGGTGTTGTTTTCCAGATTAAAAGAGCCGCCAATCTTCAGATTATTTTAGCACCATAT